GGAACTCGACCCGAAATACTGCGATGTAATAATTAAACGATGGCAGGACTTCACAGGTAAAGAAGCAGTAAACGAACAAACAGGTAAAACCTATGCAGAATCAAACCAAACTAATGAGCATGGTTGAAGCCAGTACAAACGTCCTAATAGGATATATTATAGCAACTGCGGCAACTTATGTTATATTACCTTTACATGGTTATCAGATAACAACACAAAAGGCGCTATCGATTTCTTTGGCCTTTACTGTTATATCACTAGCAAGGTCTTATATATTAAGAAGGGTTTTTAATAGGTTTTAATATGGCAAAAGGTGAAGCAGGCAGACCTGAAATAGAACTAACAGAAAAGCAAATTGAGGAAGTAGAAACACTCGCAGCAGTTTTATCAACAGGAGATATTGCTGATTACTTTGGTATTGGAAGAACAACTTTCTATGCTTTAATGGAAAGAAACGCTCATATTTCCGAACGCTATAAAAAAGGAAGAGCTAAAGCAAAAGGTGCAATTGCAGGAAGTTTAATACAAAAAGCAAGATCGGGAGAACTTGGAGCGCAGATATTCTATCTTAAAACTCAATGCGGATGGAAAGAAACTCAATCGCTAGAACACTCAAGTCCTGATGGATCGATGACTCCTACTAAAATAGAACGTATTATAATTGACAAAACTACAGATTCAGACTCCTAGATGGGCTTTGCCTTTGCTAGAAGGTAATAGTGGTCATCCTAGATACAGAGGCGCAAAGGGTGGTCGGGCATCAGGTAAGTCTCACTTCTTTGCCGAGGCTGTAATAGAACGACAGCTAATGAACCCAAATAGCAGAGTTGTTTGTATTCGTGAGGTGCAACGATCCCTCAAGTTCTCAGCTAAACAACTACTAGAGGATAAAATAACGGCTTTAGGTTTAGATCATTTGTTTGAGATACAAACTACTGAGATAAAAAACTTACGAGGCGAAGGTGTTATAATCTTTCAAGGAATGCAGGATCATACGGCTGATAGTATTAAATCATTAGAGGGTTTCGATTTGGCATGGTGCGAGGAAGCGCAAAGCCTATCGAAGCGATCAATCGAGCTACTTGATCCGACTATGCGTAAAGAAGGTGCAGAGCTTTGGTTTAGTTGGAATCCTCGACAGCCAAGTGATGCAGTAGAGGAAGTATTTAATACTAACGAAAACAGTCAGTTAGTTCACGTTAACTATGATAATAATCCTTTTGTTCCTGATGCGATGGTCGAACTGGCAGAGGTTGCTAAAGAGCGAGACTTTGAACGGTACTCTCATATTTGGTTAGGCGGTTACGAGGTCGTAAACGATGCTCAAGTCTTTCACGATAAATGGAGAATAGAGGACTTCGAACCAGTGCAAGGATGGCAAGGGCCATATTTAGGTGTAGACTTTGGCTTTAGACCAGATCCTTTAGTTGCTGTTAAATGTTGGGTACACGATGAAAACCTATACATCGAGAAGGAGGCTTACGGAGTCGGGATAGAAATAGACAATACGCACAACTTTATAACGAAGATAATACCTGAGTTTGATCGATATACTTGCCGAGCCGATAGCGCAGAACCTAAGACAATCAGCTATCTACAGAGGCATGGTTTTCCTAGAATGGAAGGCGTTAAAAAGTGGCCTAATAGTATACAAGAAGGAATTAGGTTTATTCGTGGGTTTAAATCTGTCATAATAGCACCAAGCTGCAAGGGCGCTATTGACGACTTTAGGTTATATAGTCATAAGGTGGATAAATTGTCGGGTGATATAATGCCAGATATAATTGATGCTAATAATCATGCTCCCGATGCAGTTAGATACGCAATCGCGCCTTTAATTAAAGCACAGGCATCAGGTAAAATGGTGATTAGAATATGAGTAATTCAGTTGCAAATCGTTCTCCAGAAATAGAAACAATGCTGCAAATGTCAGCGCCTTGTCGAGATCTTATGAAAGGTGGTCGGCATATGCGAGAACAAGGTGAGACTTACTTACCTAAGTTCCCACAGGAGACAGAGGATGATTACGAGGCAAGATTAGCCTCAACATGGCTCTTTGATGGAGTCGGCAAAACAATCGATGATCTATCGGGCAAGGTATTTGAAACGCCTGTTGTTCTTGCAGAAACCAATACAGATCTGGATATTTGGGCTTTTAACGTTGATTTGCAAGGCCGAGACATTGCACAGTTTTCAAGAGATATATTCGATGAAGCTCAAGCGTCAGGCATTTCTTTTATTATGGTAGATTCTCCTGCAAGAGGTGAGTTGACTAGAGCGCAAGCTCAAGCAGGGAACTTTAGACCATATTTTGTAAGTTTATCGCTTGATGATGTGCTTGGATACAAAACGGACGTAATCGATAACGTGCCAACGCTAACACAGATCCGCATTATGGAAACGGTTTACGAGGACACTGATGACGAGTTTGAGCCGAAACAGATAGAGCAAATTCGTGTTTGTACGCTTCCAATCGAAGAGGGTCGAGTTGTTGGCGCTGTTAATCTTCGTTTATTTAGGCAGAACGCAGATAATCAATGGACTTTGTATGACCAATACGAAACAGGTATGCCAAGAATATATGTTGCTGCTTGTGATTTAGGTCGTGATGGATACATGAAAGCCAAGCCTCCTCACGCAAGACTAGCAGAGATAAATCTAGCTCACTGGCGATCACAATCAGATCAGGCCAACATTATGCACCATGCTAGAGCGCCTATGAAATATTTTCATGGTTATAGCAAGGAAGATTTAGAAGAGTTTACTGAAGGTGCAGGATACGCTTTTTATTCATCTAACGAGAACGCTAAGATCGGGGTTGTTGAGCATAGCGGAGCCGCTATCGATGCAGGACGCACAGAACTCAAGGATATGGAGTTTCAGATGCAAGCAATGGGTTTGCAGTTAGTTGTGTCGAGAACAGGATCATCTACAGCAACAGGTGATATGATTGATGAGCAAAAGATAAACAGTCGATTAGGAATGTGGGCTGATAATCTAAAGGACACCTTAGAGCTTGCTTTTACTTGGATGGCTGAAATGGCTGACATAAGCGCAGAAAAGATAGATATAATAATAAACAAAGACTTTGCTGCAAACGCATTATCTCATTTGGAAATGGACGCTTTGAATAAGATGTATCTGACAGAGGTTATTTCTAAACAGACATACATTAACGAAGCGAAGCGCAGAAACATTTTATCAGAGGAAGTTACCTTTGACGATGAGCAAGACTTTATGATGCAAGAGCCTATGGATGAACCTGATAATGTAGAAACGCAAGATGGCGATAACCGATGATATTCTTGACGATACTTTACGTCATGCCCATTACTTAGAAAGATATAAATCAGGCGTAGTTAACAAAATTGTCGGTTTGCTCAACAATGGCAACGATAAATATTACGCTCAAATCTATCGCTCTAAGCTAGAAAACCTCAATCGCAGAGATGTGGATAAGCTACTTGTCAGGCTAAAGAAGTCTATTAAACAAGGATATGAACCAGTTATCGAGTTGCTTGACGGTGAGATCAGGGATTTAGGTCAGGCCGAAAGCATATGGCAAAAGAAGATTATCGATGGATTAGTACCTATCGAGCTAGATTGGGAAGCACCAAGCGAAGAACAGATCTATGCATCGGTTAAAGCTAGGCCATTCGAAGGGCTTTTATTAAAGGATTGGTATAAAGGCTTAGAGGATGGAGCGTTTAGACGTATCAAGCAAAACATTATGCAGGGCTATGTCGAAGGGCAAACGACAGATCAGATCGTTAGGAATATTAGAGATATATCAGAGGGTCGAACTCGAAGGGCAGCAGAAACGGCTGTTAGAACGGCTTTAGCTCATACATCGAACATTGCTCGAAACGAAAGCTATCGCAGAAATAAGCGTGTAATTAAGGCGATTGAGTGGGTGGCAACCCTAGACAATAGAACGACAGCCGTTTGTCGGGCAAGAGATGGAAAGACTTATCCATATAACAAAGGGCCTCGGCCTCCTGCCCATGCAGGGTGCAGATCGACAACTATTCCAGTGCTTAAATCACTTAGGCAGCTAGGAATTAAGGCTGATGAAGTGCCACTTAAATCAACTAGGGCATCGATGAACGGTCAAGTTTCAGACGAGCTAAACTATGATGGATGGCTTCGTAAGCAACCAGTAGAGTTTCAAGATGATGTTTTAGGCGTACAAAAGGGTAGATTGTTCCGTAAAGGTTTAACGATGGAGCGATTTGTCGATAAGGAAGGTCGAGAGTTTACGCTCAAAGAGCTTGAATCACGCGAAGCAGAGATATGGAAAAAGGTTTATGGCAGTGATGTTAAAGCTAAAGCCAAGCCAAGAAAGCCACCAGAGAAACCTAATTTAGATCTTACTCCAATAATGACTACTAAAGCATTTGGACGGGATCAGCTTAATGCAAAATTAAATAGGTTACTTACGCCTTTAACTGCCAGAGTTGCTAATAAACTTCCGAAACCTTCACAAATAGTAGGCGCTCCAAAAAAAGGCGTTTACAGAACTAGTAAAAGAATAATTGAGTCTGGTTTGTCGCGAGATACTATTGCCCACGAATATGGGCATCACGTTGATGCAATGATGCAAGTCAATCCAGAGACAGGACTAGGAACTACAACAACAGGTTTTTGGTCTTCTCAAGGATTAAAAGAAGCATGGGAAAAAGATCGTGCAGGATTAGGTGTTTATAGGGTTAAAGCGGATAAGAAAAACAAACGCTTATTACAAATAAAAGATGATTTATTTACTACGACAACAGTGACTAAAACAATGCCATCGGGAGCATCTTACGAAACTACTCAGCGTGATTTAAACTTTGATGGGGCTGATAATCTTTCCGACATTGTAGATAGTTTTGTAAAAGGCGACTTTAGAAGAAACTATAATACCTTTGGACACTCAAAATCGTATTGGAAGTATGGGCCAAACGGAAGAATAGAGGCATTTGCTAACCTCTATGCAATACAAAACCGCCCAGAAGCAGCCGCATACGCAAAGAAGAATTTCCCCAATCTTTATAGGGAGTTTATTAAAAAACTGGAGGAAGTAGATGCTAGTCCTTAATGACGTTTTAGAAATGTATATGAAAAAGTTTAATATAGATGAAGAGCCAATTTTACCGATGGGATCAGCCGAGGATGCTATAGAAATGTTAATGATTGCTATCGATACTAATAAAAAACTTACATTTGAATGGGATAATTTAGATCCAAAGGATTATAAACTATAGATTATTAAGATCCGTACCAATCTTAGTAATTTAGACAGGAATTAACCTGTTAAGCGAAACGGTACAGCGCAAAGGAAACCATATCATGGCAGAAGAAGCACAAGCAGTAGAAGAAACACAGGTCGAAACGGAAACTGTAGACAATCGAGATGAGTTAATAGCTGATCTCAATAAGCAGCTTAAAGAAACTAACCAGAAGCTAGTCGATTCGAACGAGGAGGCTATGCGTAGACGCAAGACAAATGAGCGTCTGAAGTTAGAGGTCGAGACTTTACAAAATAAGCCAGTTGAACAGGCCGACAGTAGTAATGAGGCAATAATAGCGCAGAT